AATCAATAGTCTCTCGAAAAAATGCTTCTGGTGTACTCATTCATCAAGCCGCCTCTTCTGTATCTTCGTCATCATCTATAGCTGGTTCTTCTGGTGTTTCCATTTCTACCAAGCCTCCGCTTTGCGTACTTTCTATTTCTTCTTCAATATCGAAATCGTCTCCGAGAACCTCACCGCTAGATAATTGATTTAATAATGTTTCCTGTGAGATAGTGCCAGCAGTAAATAATTGCAAATAAGCTTGAATTTCCTGTGGTTCTAGTCTTGCTGTAACAAAATCTCTATTAACAAAACTGCTACCAGCATTAGGTTCGTTTAAATATTCGCTATGAAACTTGAGGCAATTATCAATCAAGTCTTGCATCTGTTGGGCAACAACCATCATTGTGCTGTCATTCTGTGATCTATCAATTCTTTTTGCTTCAGCAGTTTCACCAACAAGCTTTTGACCAAGAACAGCAGCAAGTGACAAAGTATTTATTTGCTTTTCAATATCCTCCAACCTTTTAAACTGTGCATTATAACTATCTGCTGCTGGTGATACATATTCCATTCTTGACTCAGGTGGTAAAGATAAGGCTTCATTTGGGCCTGTTGTTATCTCATCACTATTAGGAAAACCAAAAACAACCAAGTTAGGAACAGCACTAATATGTAAAATATTATCCAAGTCTGACTGGATCTGATAATGCTTAAGGTTTAGCTCAGCAATATCATACAAGGGGCTGCGGCTTTCAAAGAAACCAACCCTGTTGGAATATGACACAGCAAAAGGAATCTTGTCTTTGAGGCTCATGTCACCCTCTTCAAATAATTTATATTCACTCTTCTTTTCATCCCTTCTATGGATTTCATAACGACCACGCTCTAAAACTCTTACTTGAGTAATATTCTTTTCTCCATATTTACCATCAGGCTCAACAACATTTTCTAACAATCGAACCTGCGTGAGTTGTCTTACACCATCTATGATCTCAGTCCTCCAGCCTAAAATATCTGATGGCTTGTATGTCACCCAGTATGGCCTTGCCTTCTCGCCTTCCTTTGGTGCATCTACAAGTACACCACAATGCCCGAATGATATTACTGTTCTTGCAGTTTGATACAACCACACATTCAGATCATTTTGCTCTAAATCCACATCAAAAAGCTGCTCCCTGACTAAATCAGATATATTATCTAATCTAATTGGTTTTCTTACTAGCATCCCTGCAAGCATTTTTTCTATTCTTTGCATATAAGGAACAACAGTACTTCTGTTTAATCTTGAATCATAGCTTTCTGTGCTTTCTCTAGGTTCTGGAAATAAATATTTTCTATGCTTGCTTTTAATCTTGTATGATCCTTCTTTTAAATCTTCTATTAAAGGCCAAAACACAGCCATACGTTGATAGGCTGCGTTTGGTGACTCTACAGTGTTAGGCTTTATTGCTAGTTGCTGGTCGTAAATATTTAGTGAGCTATACACAGTTTTGCCTCAATAATACCATGATCTTAATATATTCTAATTCCCGTAGGTTTGCCCGCCCTAGCAAATAATGGATTGAACTCACGCCATATTAAATACCCAAGAGCATCAGCCATATGGTCATAGCCAGATTCTTTGTCTGGTTCTCCTTTTTCGTTATATGACTGAAGTTCCATTGATTCAATTAGCTTTCTGCAACTGGCATGGATTTGTAAACGGCTTTCCCCTTTGCCGTTACATAATAAAGCCTGTACGGAAGCGACCCTATCTCTGACTGGCGGGTTACTGCGGGGGCTTTGATTGCTGAAACCATATCCAGCCAGTATTTCAATGTCTGTCTGACTCGCATTTGTACTTCTGTTCCCTCCACTAGCATCTGGGTAAATATATATCTTGTTCATAGGGTATCTTGAAACTATGGTTTGTGCCAAAGAATCTGTATCGTGAACCCCTGATATTTCGTCAAATATTAACAATTTTTGATTTTGGACAATACCAATTACAGCATTAGTGTTCTGAATATTAAAGTCGATTCCGATTCTTAGCGGTTCAAGGCCAATCTCAGGCATAACATTAGTAACATTTTGCTCTCTGGAAAACCTAGAATAGACCATTCCTGTAGTTAAATTGACAAATTCACCGTTGAGATAAGCGGCCAACATTGATGGATCATAGTTTGCCTTCATACGTTCAATGAAGTCACTAGGCAAATGTGGATTGTCTTGAGTCCTCATCTTGATTAGTTGCCTATCGGTTCTCTCCTTTGCATCATCTGTGCCGAATGTTTGATATAGCCATCTAAATCCCTCTGGTGTACTAGCTGCACAAAACTGGCGAACATTACCAGCCCTGAGTCTTCCAAGTATCTTTGGGAAAGCCTTCTCACAAATGGTCGGACTGACAACATCTATTTCATCAGCTAAACAAAAAGCTAAGTTTAAACCAATAATTCTGCTCCAGTTCTCGAATGACCTACATAACAGCTTGCAATCTCCCTCTTTTAAATGGATCACATACTCTGGAAGCGGACTAGCTCTGAAGCTATAAGGTATTTCGTAATGCTCAAGGAACTGATCGAAGTCTGTCTGCCAGATGTCTCTGATTAATGGGCCAGTAGGCTCAAGGATTGCACCAATATATCCGATGTTTTGTGCCGCCAATTTTAACGCCATAGCACAAAGAGATCTAGTCTTACCAGCACCATATCCAGCAGAAAGTCCAACTATCTCAGTTTTGTTGTCAAAGAAAAGCTGTTGCTGTGGATGTAAGTCATTTCTAATCTTAGTAAGTAGCTCAGTAGTATCAATATCGGTGTAATGACTGCCAATATGATCTAATACAGAACCTTCTCTGGAAAGTATGCTCAAGACATCACCTGACCGACCTTAGCCATTGAATTTATGCAGCCTAAAGCCACTGTTAGCTGTCCTGATTTTCTTGCCTCTTTTGCTAATGATGCATATTGTGCTAACACTTCAGCCGTAAATTGTCTGCGGTCAATATCAAAGTCTTGCTTTAAGATCGCTGTAGCCTCTTGAATATATCTATCTATAGATCTTTGACTAACACCCCATTTGGTTGATGCAAATTGACTTATTTCTGATCTAACAGTGCCAACAGACAAAAGGTTAGCCACTTTGTTGACTCTAAACTCATGCTCATTCTTGCTAGTTCTTCCGTTAGCCACTATGGAAATATGGTTTTTAATATTCTAAATGTAGCGTCAATCGTTAGTTTTTGTCGATTTTCGTTGTATTTAAAGTGTATTTTCGTTCTTGCCAGCATCTGCAATCAGCAAGCATTTTTGCAAGAGCAGTTAAAGCGGACAAATCATAACTTGCTAAGAAGATGTGACAAGACTCTTGCTCTGGTGGCTCACAATTCACTAAAACTTCATTTTCTGGAAAGTCTTTATAGCCCCAAAAATTACCAGTTGCCAAATGAATTGGAGTGTTAACAAAAGCAGTTTTAATTGTTTCAGCACCAATTTCACTTAATTCAAGGCTGAATGGAATAGGTACACCATCTAAACCATCAAATACCATAAGATATTTTTTTGATTCTTCATCAAACCAAATTTCGTGTTTTGGATATTGAGGTTTTTTAATCATGTTTTTTAATTTTTTCTTGTTTTTCCCAAAATTTGATAAGAGTTTTTAATTCATGTATTCTTAACTGTGCTGCTTTTATTTTGTTTTCTGTCAGATGCCTTATGGATTTAGTCATTTTTTTTAAATAAAAAGTCTCTTAATTCATCTGAAATTAGTTCCTCATTTGTAATGTCAAACCATTTATCCTCACCTTCATCGTACCAATATTCAAAAGTTTGGTTTGTTTCTTGAAACCAGAAAATCATCCCATTATAAGGATTTTTAGGAAATTTAATCATTGTCATTACCACCCCTTTGGATGACCACTGTGTAATTGAATTGTGTAATCTTTAAGATCTTCTATAGTCATACCAATTAATTTGTCTGTATTCCATTTTCCACCCTCAAAAGGAATAAGTTGAACACTAATTTCATCTAATTCATATCCAGTCATTTCCCACTCATTTTCGGGGTTATCATAAGAGCTATTAAATTCAATAGAAAAATTGTAAATGCGGTATTGAACCTCTTTTTCTTCTCCATCTACTTTTATATATTTATACACATATGCACCTTTGAGATCATCAAGGGATAAAGAAGATTCTGGGTCAAGTTTCATAATGATTTCATAGTAAAGTTTGCAAGTTTGTCTTTAACTTCTTGTATTTCTGGAGAACAGTTTATAAGATTTTTTTCTGGATTTTTTTTGTGTTGACTCATAACTTTATTCATAAACTTTGCAGTTTTAGACCAACCTTCTTTTCTAATATTGTGGATGTCTCGAACAACATTAATGTCAATATCAACTCCGTAGAAGTTTCTAATAACACCATTTTCATTTCTGTAGCCTTTACAGACTAATTGGTTGTCTTGGTCATAAGTTGCATTAGCAGCAGCACAGTAACATATAAGGGCTAAATCCTGTCCACCACAGTGTTTTCCTGAGTCA